AAGTGCGGGGAACACTAGGTAAAATATTCCTCAGACACCCTCCGCCTGAGGTATGAGAGACTGTTTTTTAGACACGCTGTTTAGTCTCGGTGAGGCGTGTGTACAACGTAAAGAAATGTAATATTTCTCTGTCGTTGATGTATTTATAGTACTACGGTTTCCCGTCCTCGTCAAGTCCCCTAAAGAATCTCATAAGTATTTTTAGTTACTTAAAGATGTCCCATCAAACCTAACAAACCTATCCTACTCATGGATTCGGTAGTTGTCAACACTTGACGCAAAGAAAATTATGTATTAGAGTTTACTGAGAGTATTCTCTAAATAGAAGGAGAAATATATTCTTAGTTTAATGAAGAAAGCGTTAATGGCTTTTGGAATGTTACTGATGACCGCAAGTGCAGCAAATGCTGGCGGACTTGTTACTAAACACGCTTCTAGTGTTCAACTTACTGTTGATGCTGCAAGATCTACTGCATCTAGAATTGGTTCTTCGTTCAGTATCTCCGGCACTAACATAGATACTACTGACGGTAGCACTGCTGGAACAGTTTCTGCTGGTACTATCACCTCTGGTGTATATAACCCAGGAACTATTGCAGCAACTCAAGACAACGCTGGACAAGCATTTTCTTTCAGTCAGTCCTATACTCAAGCTGATGCAGTTCCAACTTCAGCTCCTACCGTAGGTGCTGTCCCTAACTTTGGTTCTGTTACTTCTTATGCAGCTGGATCTGCCGGATCACTTGCAGGAACTCTTAATAGTGCTCACACTATTGGTCTGACTGCTGGTGGCGCAGGTAGTGTTGCTACAGGACAATTCGTTACTGAAGTTACTGTCATCGACTAATGGATAGATTAAAGGAAGCAATCGGTCTCGGATTGGTTCTTGGTGCTTTACATGGGACTGCTGCTTCAGCAGTTCCGGTGGTTCCCAACTTCACCCAAGGCTCCATGACTAGCCATACAGAGACAACACAAACAATCACAGAGACCATCAATTCGATGGACTATAACACTGGATATCAATATTCAGTAACTGGGAGTGGTATTTCAGCATCGGGAAGTTTATCACCATCAACTTCTCCAACTTCAGCAAACATTGAAGGAGTGACCTCAACATGGACTGGATTAAGTTCAAAACCAAATTTCACACAAACAACACCAGGAGCAGCGTTTCAGTACACAGAAACGTATCAAGGTCCGGGATTGAGCAATCATACAATTATTCAAAGAACAACAGAAATAGAAAGCGTTACCGACACTACAAGTATCTTCTCGCAGTAATTTTTAGTGGATTACTACCATCAGCGTCGTTTGCACAGACTGTTGGGGGTGTTAGTGCTACTGCTAATCCCGTCGCTAATAGTTCTGGCAGTGTCACAAACCAGGCCATCCAGGTGTTGCAGGGTCCATATATTACGAACACTTATGGAGGCGGAATCCAATGTCAGGGTCCGACGATGAACATCACTCCATATGTGACTGGTAGTCTTTCAGCTGCTAGACCATATGAACCTTATTATCAAGACCCAATATACGATGTGACTGATAACTTCGGTGCCTTTGATGAGGATGGCAATCCTATGCCAGATGGTATTTTAGATAACCCGGGTGATGTGGTCTTCTATAAGAATACAAGAACTGGACAAAAAGATAACTACAACTTAAGTCTTGGTTTTTCTGCTACTTGGTCTAGACCATTAGATAGAAAGTTGCAGGATCAATGTAAAGAAGCAGCACAAGCAAACATTGACTTGTTGCAACAAACAACTGCCAATAAAAGGCTTGACTTTGAGATCGCTCGTCTCAAAAACTGTGGTGAGTTGATGAAAGCTGGAATTTATTTTAAACCTGGCACACAGTATGCAAAGGTATGTGCTGATGTAATGGTGAACAATGTTAATGTTGTTGCACCACATCGCCACACTATCCCTTCTGTTTCTTCTTCCGTCTCGGGAAAACAGACCGCAATGCCTTCACTGCAGTATTCATCTGACGCTGCTCTGCTCGGCGCTCCCCTGCAGACAAGACTGGAGGTTTCTTCCCCCGAATAGCAGCAACTTTCTTCATAACTTTCTTAACCGCTGGTTTGACTGCTTTCAAAAGTATGTCAGCCAGCGGTTTTGCTAATAGTGCTGATGCAGTTGCAACTACAGCAATACCACCCACTTGTACAACCTGACCACCACTTGGAAGTCCCGCTACTATCTGTTGAGGTAGTGGGACTTCTTCTGTAAGTTGAATACACTCATTGCCTACAAGTTTATATCCAGTTACTTTTTCTCTGTAACCTTTAATGAAAGTTCCAACAGGTTCTTTTGCTTCCTGTGCAGGAGTTGGACAGTTTACAGTGACTGGTTTTTGTTTTGGTACAGGAGTTGCTGGAGTTTCTGGTATCTTTGGTTCAACCTTTACACCCTCATCTACCTTAGGAGGGCCAGTAAATATCATTTGGTTGGGATTATAGTCAAGAGGATTGAAACTAGGATACCCACCATCACAAAGTGTAATTATTCCCTGCTTATCATCTTCTGGTAATGTCTTTGAACCATTATTTGCTTCATGTGCTTCCACACAACCGGGAATATCAACAATAGGCACACCAATATCCACAACAACTGGTGGTACAACTGGCAATGCCCCTCCAACGTCTCGAAACACATTCACAACAGGAGGAATATCAAGTTGTCTTATCTGAACTCCCTGCATTTTGATATCATTTATTTCCATATCATTCTACAAGAGTTCCATATGCTCTACGAATTTCACGGAGTTCTTCAAAGTTCTTTTGTTTTGTGCCACCATCATATGCCCAAGCATAACCCTCGGTAATCATTTGCTCGTTCAATGATAATTCTGCATCTCCAATATATAACCAACCAAGAAGGCGACCATACTTACCCATACCACCAACAAGCTCAGTTCTAATGACGAGATCGTCGTCTCCATCGATAGCACCTTCTAGTTGTTCTTTCATCCAGTTTGTAGCATCAATGCCTAGTTCCTTTTCAACTAGGTCTCTAGTGCGCTTCTCAGGGGTGTCTACGCCCGCCACACGGACTCTTTCCTTCTTATAGAGATCAAAGCCTAGATCGATAGTAACATCTATTGTATCGCCGTCTACGACCCTATTAATTTCAATTACGCGAAAGTTGTAACACGACTTCCTGCTTGGTGGTGTCATTGCGCCCATAATCGATCTCCTTTGAATCTACTGCTTCGACTAGTCCAACTATAGTTATAAGGGCAGTAATTACAGCACCGGCACCCCAGACCCAACGTTCTAATTTGCGAACACGGTCACGAAGTTCCTCTGTCATTTTTTCAGCATCTTCAATCCTATGTGTTAGAAGTGCTATCATTTGATCCTGATCCGCGTCCTTCTTGTTGATTTGATCCGGCATCTGTTAACTCCTCAAAAGCATAACTCATGATTGTATATATGTAATACGTCACACCAAAAAGGAGTATCACCAAACTAATGATGACACTCCATGTAGGATTATTAGGATTTTCTAACGGACGAAGAAATAAATTCATGTATTAGCAGTCATTAAATACAGAACCAACCTCAGAACCAACTGTTTCTCCAACACTCTGGCCAAGTAAAGATGCCCATCCCGCTGCTAACCACCCTATGTAAGGGATGCCAGAGACAGCAGGGACGACAAGACCAGCAGCGATGCTAGTTCCTGCCATCGCACCTTGTGACCGTGCTCCAGCGTCCGCCGCGATGCACTCGGCGCTTTGGACATGCTTTCCCTCAGCGTCTCCTGCGACACCTCCTGACCCCATATTACGGGTGCCTTCCATGGTGTACTGGTCACGACGATATTCGATGCGTTGCTCAGTACCACCACCGAACATTCCCCGCTTTTCTTTATCAAGGTCAAGAGACCTTTCTGATTCTAAAATAGCAGGGTCATTTGCTTTGTATTCTATTTCATAACCTTCCTTATCAGATTTAATCGTAAAAGATGTGTAAGGGCCATGTGGAATATTGATAGTCGGGACATTAGCAATTTTACTTTTTGATTCTTGACGAATCAAATGTCCCAAAACACCGATGTGAGCAATTGCTACAACACCACCAATACCAACAGCAAACCATTTAATAGGAGTCATCATTTTTTAGGCTCCACAGCAGAAACAACAGGGGGTTCCTCGTTCTTCTTCTTAGCACCATTGCCGCCGCCTGCTTTAGCAGGAGACAGTCCGAACGCAGCTAACGATCCAGAAAAGACCGAGGCTATGAATGTAGGATCAAAATCTAAAATCTTTTGCCCGTTTGGAAGTCTTACGTAGGAAAATGTGAGAAGAGAAGCAGACCAGATAAGTACAACGACTTTCACCAGATTACCAAGAACTTCACTTTTATCATCATCGTCTTGCTTCTCTACAGCAGGTTTAGTATCAGCCATGTGTAGAGAATAAGGCTCAGTTATTTATGGCGTTCTTCAGTACCGTAGACAAACTCATATGTCCATGAAAATATCCTGCTATAATAATAGCAAGACCAAAAAGAAAACATGCCACTAGACTCAAGACTAGTGGCACAGTTGGGTTCTGAGGTTTATTTGATGTATCCATTTTCTCTCAACCATTGAGCAGTCAATGGTGTTGGTTCATAGTCAGACCACATAGTTCCTGCAGCACAAGACTGAAGTGCTTCCATTGTCATATTTTCAGTCTTACCTGCCCAAGTTGCTTCTTTCTCCCAAGGAATAGCACCAGGCATATCTTTATAAGTTTCAGTAGCAATCTCCTGCCAAATCTGAGGGACTTTTTCTTCATCCATAATAATGGCAATCATACTATTTTCGATAGTGCCTGCCATACAGTCTTGTGCGGCGTGCCATCCCTCATGACGCATCACACTCATGAGTACATGCGGCCGATGCATAAAAGCACGGTTAAGGAAGAAGTTATTAGAAACAGTATGGTAAACGCCTCTATGTCCGACGGGGAAATATTTGGCATCCGCTAAAAACACCCCAACTCCGATCTGCTCAAAAGCGACGAGCATTGTGTTGAACTCGTTAGCAACAGGATCAAAATTACTATTGGGATACTCACTAGCAATACTTGTGATACTTTCGACTTTATCGACTCCATCTGTACACTCTCGTAGTAACATACAACCCATTGAGTGCATAGTATAGAATTGATTATCTTTTATGGGGGCGGAATGGACAGGTAGGGCAACCGCTGCCGCAGCAACCAGAGAAGCAATAATATTTTTCATAAAAAATTATCAAAATGGAAGAGCACCACCAGTAGCAGCGGGAAGTTCGGGCATAGCATCATCCATCATGCCAGGAAGTGTCTCGGCAATTGCTTCTGCTACTGCTTTAGCAAGATTATCTTTAGCACGTTCAGCGATAGCATCACGGCGGAGATAAACAAATGTCCCTCCACCAACAATACCTGCAGTTCCTAAAAATGATAGAACTGCTAATACATTAATTATCTTTTGCATAATATGCCTCGTAGTATTTTGTTACCCCAAAACTAGTTTTATGTCCTTGGGAAATCCAATCATGAGCACACTCATAGATTGATTGACTCG